AAGATGATACATACGTTTATAAGTTGGGTCTTGTTTAATTAATTTTTTGCTACAACGCATAAGCACAACTTTTAAATTTTCACAGTAATCGATTGGGTCTTGTTTCTTATTGGCTACAACATCACCAGTCTGATATTTTTTAACTTTGGAATAATACTTTCCTTTCCTTATAACTGGGGCAAGACCTGCATAAGATAAAAAATGTTTTAAGTTTTTAAAACGACGAACATCTTCAATTTCAACAATGATTTCAGCCGCATCATAAAGATTGACTGCATCAATTTTGGCTAATACATCCATATACTCTCTAGAGAATGTAAGCATATAATATATTTCATCACGCAATTCTGTAAGTGATCCATCAAGCGATCGTATACTTGTATGTTCAAGACGTTCCAATCTTGTATCTTGCATTAATTCTTTAATGGCTTCAATACGATGTCGATTACTTTTTTGTGCATCAAAAAGAGTTTTATTAGTATTAGATAATATACTTAATATTTTTCTTTCATCAGGATCCATTATCGCATCCTCCTGATGGCTGCTTTGCTAACACTATATAAACGTGGAACATTATCTAATTCTTCATCAGTAGCATTAAAAACACCACCGGGTGTACGAAAATGATCTAATAATGTACGTGCCATTTTCGGACCAACTTTTGGTAACCCAATTAAAACATTGATCATAGGGTTATCATTCTTTGCACGTACAATAGGTGGTTCAATAGGCTCGTCATACCTATCAATACTATTAGCAATAGTTTCTAATAATATAACAAAATCATATTCATCTTCTGCAAAAAAAATAGGTACTTTATATCGTGTAACTAATGATATTATATTAGAATAAAATTCTGTCAATGTATACTGTACATATTCTTCATTAAGTTTACCATCGTCATACAATACAATAAAAGAAAATGGATATGCCTCTTTCATCTTTAAAGCTTCTGCCTGCATTCTACGATTTCTGCAAGATCCTACAAAATCTTGGATTGTTTTAACTTCAATAGCAATGTCTGGAGTATCTCCTTCTTGCAAAAATACAATATCTCCAGTATCTAACCTTTGAACAATGGCATCTTTAAAGAAATCGTTGTCTTTAATAAACTCTATACGATTATTGTCTTCACGATCATCAATCAAAATCTTCATACTAATACCAACATAATTATTATTGGTATTATATTTGCCATTCATTCATTATATACTTTATGACATTTGTAGTAACAGCATTGCCACAAGTTTTATATCTTTGTGTATCACTCATCAATACACCATCTGCCCCTTCTTTAGTCCAATCGTCAGGGAAACCTTGTATACGTTCACATTCTACTGGAGTTAATTTACGAATACGATATCCACCATCAAGCAAACCTTCCATGTCAGATGTGACACCTTGTTTTGTTCTGACTCTCATAGGATGTTTGTAGTTAGATGCACATAATGTTTGTGCTATTCCATCATCTTCAAGAATACTACTGGATCTATAATTATGTCGCATAGCAATTTTAATATTATTATTTTTAGTACGAACAAAAGTACGTGACCCTCTGTTGCCACCACTTGCCGCAAGTGTTTGACTAATACCTTCTTCATCTAATATTCTTTCGCCTTGTCTTCCTTTCACTAAATAATCTACGATATTGTGTCCTACATCTTCAGTTAAACTAATATCATTAGGCATACTATTTAAAGATCCTCTAATGTATATTCTTTCACGGCTTTGTGGCACACCAAAATCCTTGCTGTTTAAAATATCCCAACGAATATTATATCCCATACCATCAAGAATATTAATAATTACTTGAAAAGTATTACCTTTGTCATGTGACAATAATCCTTTCACGTTTTCCAATAAGAAATATTGTGGTTTTTTTGCCTGTAAAATTCTTGCTATCTCAAAGAATAATGTTCCCCTTGTGTCACCAAATCCTTTTCTTAATCCAGCTGCACTAAAAGCTTGACATGGGAAACCAGCCACAAGCATGTCAAAATCAGGCAAATTTTCTACATTTAATTTTGTAACATCTCCTAATGATTTATGTTTAGGAAAATGTTTCTTATATATATTTAAAGCATAAGAATCAATTTCAGAATAACCTACACAGTTAAAATCTTGATTACTTGCTTCCATACCTATTTCAAAACCACCAATTCCACTAAATAAACTTAAATAATCCATATTCTCTACTCCTATTATGTATTTTGTGGTAAAAATTTATATCTTTTCATACGAAACTGATCAACTTGCAATGGAAACCAATTACAAATAAACTCATCAAACTGATCAATGGTGTTATCACCTTTCTGTCCATAAATATTGTGAAAATGATTATGAACACTAGTTTCTAATAATATTAAATTATTAAGATCGGCACGCTGCTTTGGAAATGTAGCATAACCATTTAAATGATGAACATGGGTAGGTCCTTTCCAACCAGTTAATTCACATTGATAATTAGCATTTTGACGTACCATTTTTTTAGCTATATCAAGTCCTGGAGTTTCTTCTTCACGTTTTGTCTTACGACATTTTTCAGGATGTTGATCTTTATATTGAGCTGATTGCACTAAAATATATTCTTTATTGTCTTGATAATACTGTTGATAATGTTCTTTATTGTCCTGATAATATTGTTTATTATATTGTTTTATATGTTTGGCATTATTTTGCTTCCATTGTTGAGTATGTTGTCTTTTGTTTATTATACTACATTCTTGACTACAAGTTTTTGCAGTAGGGGAACGATTTTTTGTATCAAAACTTTTACCACATATCACACATTGTCTTACTACCACATAAATTCCTTCAATAATAAAGATTGCATCCAGTACATTCTTCAGAAGGACAAAATCCATTTAACTTCTGTATATCACAATTTGAAAATAAATAATTCTTTTCAATCACATGCTGTATTTGATGTTCTTCATTAACACAATGATGAAACTTATCATCACTTAAAAATGAATGAAAAATTCCTTCTATCTCATCTTGTGTATATCCAAGATCCCTAAAAAACAATATTAACTGGACACGTTCCATATGACTCAATTGGGGATTTTGTAAAAAATTTTCAATACAAGGCGGTAAATCGTTACTGATCTTGCCATCCTGTATAATATTTTGGGGTGTAACAGGCTCTAGAACTTCATCTATATCCCAATCACTTATACATAAATATTTATTTCCATATATATAATCTTTTGTATGACGTACATGAGAAGCCATCTTACAAATATCTTCATAAGTATTGTTTAACAACTCCTCATATGAGATAGGTATACAATATTTTCTTGTCTTTAAATTCATACTGTTAACCAATCTTGTTACACGACGTACATCTCCTACAACAGCTGGATCAGATGTAGTATTAGTAATACTATGTAAATGCTTAACATATTTCTTAATTGCATATTTTGGATTCAATAATTCATCTGTAGTATCCAACTCAATAAAGATATGAAAACCACGTCCAGAAAAGCGCATATAAAAGATGATACCATTTTCATACAAATATTTTGCAACAGTCTTTACATCATCAACAAAAGACATATCATCATTTGGATCAAAGTCAAGAAATATTTTATCAACGATTGCTGTTGCTTCATCAGGATATCCATTATATAAGTAAACAGCTTCATACATATCCTTTTTGCCATTGTATTTATCTAAAAATATTTCTTTTTGTTTTTCAATATCTTCTATGGAGTATGGCATTCTCCTATGAGGACGAAAAAACAATTCACTCATTATCATCATTATCATCTCTTGCATCCATATATACTTCTTTAATAAAGCGTTCGATATCTTTCTTGATTTCTTGTTCGGCTAAACGTATAGCAAACCGACAACCAGGATCTAACATCAAACCTTCATCACCATTGATTTCATAGTAAGGGAATTCTGCACAAACATCATATCTTGTTGCATATTCATCACAAGTGCGACCATTGAAATATTTACATTCAAGATCTCTTTGGCTACAACAGGCACCACATTTAGCACAAAGTTCAGGATGTTCTTGTACCATATCATAACTAAAATATTGATTAGGAGCATCTAATAATATTGTGCCAATAATATCAGCTATAATGTCTTGATCAAGGTTTGGATACTCTTTTGTAAATTTATCCAACATCTTTTTTATAAATTTAAGTTGATTCAATGGCATCAAAATCCCCCATCAAAATCACATTGACATTGAAAAGGACAATAATTACATAAATATTGTTTTTTGGGTGGGAAATATTCTGCATTAACTTGCTCTCTTACCCAGTCAATTAATTCAAAAGTCGCTTCATAATCTTCCTGTGTAACATATGCACCCTTGCTTTGATCTTCAACGAAATTCAACACACGATAAGCATTGCTTTTAGTAAAAAATATACCTGCAGATGAAACATGCTTATCATACTTTTGTTCCACTAAATACTTATAAATACATAATTCTTTACGATATTCTTTAATAGATTTTTCTTTACCAGTTTTATAATCAATAATAATTAACTCATTAGTATCAGAATTTTCTAAAACAATATCAACAATACCTTTAAGTCTTAATTGTTCATCATAAATTTCACCTTCCACACTAAAGATACGATAATTATTATATATCAATATTGTAGAAAAAAAATCAAATAAAGACTCAATATGCTTTGTTAAATCAAATGTTGTTTGAGGAGTATGTTTCTTTAATGCAGCAATAATATCTGTTGTGCTAATTTGATCTTTATCTTTTATTTCATTTGCAACATTTTCTGCTATTTTATGTACAATTAAACCTAACTCCATATATTCATTTGTAGGTTCAATATAATTATCAATATATACATACTTAAACCGACGTGGACATTGTAAAAAAGTATTAATTTTTGATTTAGATAATCTCATAGTTTCACAATCCTTACATCATTAATAAAAAATGGATGTCCATTGTCTTTATATTCTATATAGTCACCGGCAACCGCATTAAAAGGAACGTTCATATTAAAACTTGTTTTAACAGATGCAAATGATCTTTTACTTTCCCCATCATATAATGTACCGATTAGCATATCCTTCTGGTTTTTAGTTAATCTTTTAGCACATTCAACAATAACGCCATATTTTACTTTATCATCTTTTTTCCTACTTCTTATAATGCTAAATGACTCTCCACGCATATATTTTTGTTCATTAATAAATTGATTAATATTATTGATACTAACCAAAAAGCTAAGATAAAATCTTGAATCATAAATTTTACATTTAGCAATAATGGGGTCACCAACAACTAAATAGTTATTGTATTTATCCAATGTTGCACCATCAACAGTAATACCAATATTATTATCTTTATTTTGAATATGAAATATAGTTTGGTATCTTTGATGATCAACATCAACAATAATGCCTTTAACATAACATTCAGGTGTATCATATACTTCAAATGTAGATAAATCTAAACATAAATTATCATATGGTGTATGGATAGTATCAATATATTCATCACGAGGAGAGAATGAAAGAACAGCAAACTCTTTATTTAAAATATCATGTTGTGTATACTTTTTATGCTCATTGAGAAAAAAATTTATTAAGTCAGTTCTCTTCTGTACTATATTCATTATTGTCACCCACTTCCAAATCATAAAAACTATTTAATATATATTTAATAACATTGACAGTAAAAGCATTGCCTATACATTTATATCGTTGTGAATCAGAAATTAATTCATCATCTTTACCATATTGTGTCCAATTATCAGGAAAACCCTGTAATCTTTCTGATTCTAATGGGATTAATCGACGTACTCTCAATTCTTTGTCAACTGCCCCCCAATGACTAGAACAAGTTAAAGTACCAACACCATTTTTTTGTGTCCTACCACGACCTGTTTTAGAATTAGGATGATCTAAACGAACACCATCTCCAGGATACACTTCATCATATCCTTTTTTAGTAGCTGTTGCAATTTTTAATGATTCTTTATAAAGCCCTGTTTTTGCTCCCCAACCACCGCCACCGGCGGTTTGAGTACAACTTAACCCATTATCATCAAAAACTCTCATTGCTTGTGACATATGTTGACCTTTATTAATAAGCATAGTATTTGTTTGCTGTACCAACACTTCACCATTTGCTGTAATGGTAGGTGAAATTCCTGTATCACGATAAGCTCTTTTACTTTGATCAAAAACACCTTCACGAATTTCAAATTCAGTTAATGATTGATCAAATTCATTAGTAGTAATATTTAATATATCTTTAAGCTGATACCATATTTGTGGAGTTGGAATAGCAAAACTTGAATCAACCCTAAAATAATGCTCAACCTGTGTAGATGGTAAACATAATTTTTCTGCAATTTCATTAATAGTATAATCAGATTGATTTTTCGCTTCACGAATTACACTTTGTAATCCTTTAACATCAACTTTATGAACCCTTGCTTTAATTTTTCGATGTATTAATTCACGTTGCATACGAACATTATGATCAATATCAGTACCAATTAACACATCAACAGGCATAAGTGAAATATCAGGTAACTCACCATACTCTTTTAACACTCCACGTATATATATACGTTCACGATTTTGTGGAACACCAAAATCTTTACTATTTAAAATATCCCAACGAATATTATAACCTAAATCAAGAAGAATATTAACAATGACCTTAAAAGTATTACCTTTATCATGGGAAATTAAGTTTTTTACATTTTCAAGCAAAAAATATTTTGGCTTTTTTGCTTTTAATATTCTTGCAATATCGAAAAAGATAGTGCCTCTTGAATCTGCAAATCCTTTTTGTTTTCCTGCCATAGAAAACGCTTGGCAAGGAAATCCCGCAATTAACATATCAAAATCAGGCAATATTTCAAGATCAATTTTGGTAAGATCGCCAAAATTTATATGGTTAGGAAAATGTCTTTGATAGATACTATCAGCATAATGATCAGTTTCTGCATATCCAACAACTTCTCCATCAAAATCAGATTGTTGTAATGCTAATTCACCACCACCAACACCTGAACATAATGATAAAACTTTTAGTTTCATTGTATATGCCCCATCAATCGCTCTACTTGTTCATCATTAAGATAATATTTTTCATCAACATCTTCTTCCATAATATCAATCAAAGCAGTAACACTATTAGATACTTTGTTTTTTTTACGAACAATAAAATATCCTTCTGGAGTATTGAATCCTCTCACCGGACTAAAACCAAGTGTCCTACGATTAACATACTCTAATGATGTACATAAATATTCTTCACCACAGACATATACGCCTTCTTTTTTCTTCTTAAATTCTTTACCATCATATTCAATCATTTAAAAAACCCCAATGTTGTTTGTTCTTCTTTAACTTCTTCATGTTTTATTGGTATATTGTCAAAAGCGCCTGCCCAAATAAGATTTTCTTTAATTCTCTTATTTGCTTTACGTGGAGGTACTCTTGCGCAAAAATCATCAAAAGATTTAAAATCACCATTTTTTCTTTCTTTTATAATAGCATCTGATACCTTTTCAGATACTTTATCAATTAAATTAAAGCCCATATATATTTTACCATCAATATTTGCAGTTTTTAGTTGTGACTTATTGATATCAGGATTGCATAATTCAGCATCTGAATCTTTAATAGATTGTAGAACTTCTACTCTTTTTTCATCATCTTTAACATGCATCAGCATTGCAATGGCAAATTCTAATGGATAATATGTTTTAAGCCATGCAGATTGATATCCAAGTGCAGCATACCCTACCGCATGAGACCTGTTAAATGAATAGTCTGAAGATTTTTCCATATCTGTCCATAATTTTTCAGCTACTTTTGCACTTACATGATTATCTTTACATCCTTGCAAAAATTTAGGCTTAAACACATCAAAAGCTTCTTTTTTCTTTTTAGAAATAGCTCTTCTTAAATGATCGGTTTCAAGATCGGACATACCTGCAAGTTCTCTTGCAACTGCCATAAGGTCTTCCTGAAAAATCATTAAACCTTGAGTATCAGATAAGATATCCTTTAACCTTGGATCTAAATATTCTGGTTTTTTTCTGCCAAACTTATAATCAGCATAAAGCTTATCCATGCCAGAATTTCTTGCCCCAGGTCTGATCAAAGAAATAGTGGCAACCAATTCATTAAAATTTGCAGGCTGTACAATCTTTATACCTTGACGTCCCGCAGCCTTTTCCAATTGAAAGATACCTAATGGATTATTACATATTGTTTGAAATACTTTTGGATCATCAAAATTTGTTGGCAATGTAACATTGTCATCAATGAGCTGTAAGCAATCTCTTTGTATGTCCAATACCTGTACAGATAATGTATCATTCTTCAGAAATCCTTGTGATTCGCATTCAGTACCATTATTAGAGATAACAGTTGTACCTGTTACCTGCAAAACAGATGTATAATTATATAATGGACTATCAAATATGATTAAAGCCCCTGGATGTTTGCCATGTGCCTTTAACAACCCTAATAAGTTATCAATATTATCCCTTACAAAAGGATGGTTATTTAAAAAATTCATTACTCGTTCGTTTGTATGATAATCAACATCATCTTTTATTTGTGCAGTTATGCGGTTAACCTCGTCAAAAGGTATGTCACTAATTTTAGATAAAGCTTTGATAGCTGTTTTAACAGTATAAAATTGACGAGTGATTACTTGACAACATTTATCATTACCAAATTCATCAATAATCAATTGCAATACTTTATCTCTTTGATCGCTTGATACATCAATATCAATATCAGGTAATTGAGTCATTGCACGTGTTTCATTCAAAAACCTTGAAAAAGATAATTTATAATCTTTAGGTGGTACTTTGGTAATATTTAAACCATAACATACTACACTTGCTAAACAAGATCCACGAGCTGGACCCCTAAATATACCCCTATCATCAATTAATGCACAAATATACGCTGTGTTAAGAAAAAAATCTTCTAAACCAGTCTTTTTAATAACTTCTAATTCTTCTTCTAAATGTTGTTGATACCAAGAGTCAGAATACACTTTTTTATATTTTAATCCTTTAATAGTCATTGACTTTAAAAAAGAAAAATTTTCTCTTTCTGATCCTTCAAAAAATTGTTGTACACTCATTCTTTCACCTTTGGTTGTTTAAAAAATATTTTCTTAAATTGTTGATGCTTATTAAATTTTGGCAATATTCTATCTTGCCCAATATTGTTAACTTCAGTTACATTGCATTGATTAGCAATAACAGAAGTGTTTTTAATCATTTTATCAACTAAATTCAAATCTGAAAAATCTGATTCTTCTGCAAAATGATGTACATATGATGATGTACCTAAACAGTTACTTTTTAATGTTGGAGTAACATCCTTCAATAATTTATTCCATGTATCTGCTTGAACATATCTTCTAATATCCCTATTAGTTAAAAAATGGGCATCAGTTGTAGCAATACAATATTTAACGTCAGAAATATCATACAAATGCAATAAACTTTCATTAATATCTTTTTGTGCAGAATAATCAGGATGAAACTGAAATTCCAAAGAAACATTGTCTTTACCACAACAATCTAATAATTTATTTAAAAACATTTCGCCTTCTTCATATTTTTTATTCTTATTGTTAGGATCAAAAGATTGTCCAATTGTACCTAATGAACACGCAGTTGAAATAAAAATATCATCAGTATATTCTTCAAATAAAATTGGATATGGCAACAATGGTTTATAATGATGATGCTGGACAGAAATATATTGTAATTTATTAATTAATTTTGCACCATCATTATTTTTTGCCAAAACAACCAAATGAAAACGAGTTTTATCAACAGGTTTTTCTAAAGATTCTTTACAATAAAATTCACATCCAAATATTGGTTTAACACTACTATCTTGTGCAACATTGTAAAATTCACTCCAACCTTCAACACTACCATGATCTGTGATAGCTACAGCAGACTGATTATATTGTTGCACTTGATAAAATAATTCCGGTATTTTAATAGTAGAGTCACCAATTGAATAATGTGTATGTAAATGTAAATTAACAAAATCATCTCTCATATTTTCACCTATGTATTATTACATGTTAACTTTTGCAAATACTGTTGATCTAATCCTAAAACAATTTCAGCATCAGGAATAATAATAGATGTAGGAATATTATTGATATCACACCAAATTTCTATTCCATATTTTCCATCTATTTTTTTTACAGCATTGCTACGATTCTTTTTAAGAATTGTTAATGTACCTAAATTTTCATTATAACAAATATTAAAACTGCTATCTCCAAACATCTATTTCTTTCCTTTCTTACTTTTAGTGTCTGTAAGAGTAGGGAATACGGCATCACTTAATTCTTGAGCATTAAAATCAATAATATCATCTTTATCATTTTTACTCATAAAGGTAAATTTTTTATTTTCTAAAAGAAGATCTGATCTATTTTTACGGATAGTTGCAATATAATTAACAACATTTTCATTAGTGGTGCTTCTTTCTTTTTCAAGAGTGATTCTTGTTGAACATTCATCAATAAATCTTTGTTTTACACTTGATAATTGTCTTTCTTGTTTTTCTGCAATAAAATCTTCGTGAGAAATAAAAATGACATTTGTTGATAGTGCCATATATGCTGAAGAAAATTCTCTAAACTTTTTATTACGAATTTTCCAATTGTTCATTTGTACACCAGAGTCAACATCAAGATTTTTGTCCAATCTCATTGCAGCTTCACAATATTCTAATAAGAATGAAACTCCATCAACAATAACAGCACCAACATTTAAAGAATTTTCTAAAATAATATCTTTGATTGCTTCTGCTGTTTGTCCAGTTCTACGAACAACACCTTCTTCATCTTTAACAGTAACTCCTTCTTCTGTTTCTTTTCTTTCATCTGGCTTTTCTAAAAATATTTTATTGTTTAAATAATCTTCTAAATAGAAGGTCATAATAATTTCTTCGCCAGAGTTATCAATATCAACATAAACTATAACTTCATCATCTTTTAATTGATTTTTTACCAATGCTAATGCTAATGATGATTTAGCTGTTGCATTTTCGCCAGAAATTAATACTTTTTTATTAATTTTACGTACTTCTGCTTTTTGCGCTAAAATATGTTGTTTGATTTCATCTTTTAAACTTGTTTTTGGTTTTCTTGTTTGTTCAGCTTTATCTTGTCCATTAATAGTAAATCCCATTATATCTCCTCTTTAAATCTTTCATTATAAAAATTTTCTATCTTTGCACGACACCTTTCATCTTGAACAATCTTAAGATCATACTCAAGTTGTTCCTTGGGTGTTTTTGGCAGGTCCAATACCTTCTCTTCCGTTGCTTCTTTGTAAAACAAATTGCCTTTCACAATAATCATCCACCAATCTTTCTATTTCATCGATGATAATTGCTTTAGATATATAATGTTGAACATTAATATAATCTACAAGCAATGTCTGAATACGACTACGAATCAATTGTGTTCTTCTTTCAAAAAGAAGATATGGATCTTGAAAATGTTTAATTTCATACATTTTCTTCTCCATAATCTACACCAAAGAATTCTTCTACAACAACGCCTTTATCCGCTGGTAAAAATCCACCAAGATGCCATTTGATATCATCAGGGTTTTCTTTATTAAATGAGTATGCTTGCAATACACATACACCAGACATATCATCTGCTATATGTAAACTTTGAAATATATTTTTTGATATATAAACTGGTATAGACATACTATCAAAATCATTATAATCTACTAATTCAATCCATACAAGATTATCTTCATAATCCTTATCAGTAACAGCAATTTCACTTATACGTCCAGGATAAAAACAGAAATCATATTCATGTCCATCACCTTTTTGACGATGACAGTTTTCACGACTCCATTTATTTAAAGAAATAAGATCTGTAAGTTTAGGTACTTTAAAAGTATCGTTATCAAATGCTGCTAACCAATCTTTAAGAATAGTTACCATTTCATCTGTATCATATGGTGCAAGGTGATCTGCATCAACTGTATTTGCTTTATACCAAACTACAGGCTGATTAGAATATTTAAAACCTTGCGCTGATGTTTTTCCAGGTGTTGTTGAAATACGTCCTGTTTGACAAATTGGAATATTGCTTTCAACATCTCTGTCAGAAATTTTAATTAATCTTACATCATATTCTTCTTTACCATTATTGTTATCAATAAAGTATCCGATAGCGGATCCATATGCAGTTGGTTTATTAATTGGTTTTCCTTTATCCATTCCATATTGGAAAAGTGGATTACCATCTTTATCCATTAATCCTTGTTCAATGGCTGCTGATAAACCTTCAGTATCTTTTACTCTTAAGGCATTGTTGTATTGACGCCTGTTAAAGTCAGAATCTTTTAGTCTACAAACAATCATACCTTCACGTGCATTTTTTAAACTATTTGCAATTCTACGATATGACCCTCTTGCTCTTCTTAATGCACGACCCCATCTTGCATCATCAGATAAAAACTCATCTGGATTTAATGAATCATACACTTCTTGAGCTGTTTGGTCAATAATCTTTATGGATATACCATGTTTTTCTGCAAATTTAATATTAGTTTCTTGCTCTTTGTCTTTTTCATTATACATTTTTTTACCTCCA